GCTAAAAAAGACCCACGAAATAGTAGTTGGCGTTTAGTTTTTGATAATCAAAAAGATGGTCAAAGTTTTGTAGTTACTCCTATCTCATTGAATATATATAAGAATGCTAATAAGCCTCTTGAAGAAATGTATAATCTTCAACTAAGAGCTTGGAAACGTATAGAATTAGGTGTTACAGCTATTCAAGAAGAAACTTCTATACCAGGCTTAGATACTAATACTTTTAAAAATATTCTTGAAGGTGTGCGTCAAGCTCGTATCGCAGCTCAAAATTCTCTTAACTTGATTAAAGCTGTAAGGTCTGATTTCCAGAAACCTTTGAACGCGCTTAGAGAAGCTTCTCTTTTTGTAAAAGACTTGGGTGGAGTCGTACAATCTGCTGCTGAACTTCCTAGACAGATTGCTAAAGACTACCAGTCTGGTATAACAGAAGCTATAAACAATACTAAAGAAGGTTTAACTAATATAGGTGACAACTTAATTAAGGCCTCTACTCTTGGCTTGGTAGATGCTCAAATAAAGCTTGAAGGCAGATCTCTTTCTGCTACGCAAGTTAACAGTAAAGCTCTTAGCGCCAATATAGCTTCAGACCCAGCCTATAATATGTTTAGTAATCCAGAAAGTGCCTTTACCTTATTTGAGAAAATAGATATGGATGAAGTGCCATTGACTGATGAACAAAGATTTCACTTTGAAGAAGAGATAGATAGAGTAAGGAACTACAATATTGATGATCTTAGAGATATACGCTCTACTATTTATGAATTAGCTCTTGATATTTCAAACTCATTTGGTGCCAATGATGCTACTCTAAACTCTATTTTAGGTCGAGCTGCTCCAAAAGTTAGACTTACAGAAATGACTGTAGAAGAAAATGAAATTTTAGCTGCCATGATGGAAGCTGTTACACAAATGGATATCCTTACAGCTACTAGGGCTGTAGATGAGAATCGTAGAATTAATCCATTGCAGTATGTTGGTGATTATGCTGCTGAATCTGGCATATCTTTTGAAGCTAACAGCTCTTCTAAGATACTTGTACCAGTACCTTTTGGCAAATCTTTAGAAGAAATCGCTCTTAGGTACCTTGGTGATGCTAATAGATACCTAGAAATAGCCACTCTTAACGCCCTTAGAGACCCTTATATTGATGAAGAGGGCTTTAGCTATGCTTTACTTTCTAATGGAGATGGTAGACAAGTCATAGTAAATACTAACGATGGCCTATTTATAGGTCAAAAAATTCAATTTTCTAGCCTTACAGTACCTGCTTTTAGTCGCAAAATAACAGATATTGAACGTATTGGGTCAAGCACTAATTTCTTGATAACTGTCGATGGCTTACCAGATTTAGATGTATTATTATTATCTCAAAGTGCTTCTTTAAGAGGCTACACTCCAGGAACAGTTAGCAGCCAAGATCAGATTTATATACCTACAGATCTACCAGCAGACCCAGACGATTATGCTAGACAAGTACCAGGCATAGAGGTAAGTACTATTGTAGGTTTATCTAAAATTGATATTCTTTTAACTGAAGAATTTGATATTGCCATTAATAATCAAGGAGATATGCGTCTAGCTGCTGGTTTAACTAACCTTATTCAGGCTTTAAAAATTAAATTATTTACAGAAAGAGGCAGTATCCTTACAGACCCTTCTTTTGGTATAAGTATAGCTCCAGGTAGAAGCATAGCAGATATAAAGGTAGATGACCTATTGAAAGATATAGGTGGTTTGATTCTTAAAGACGCAAGATTCGAGTCTATAGATAGCCTTGAGATAAGTCTTAACGGCCCTACTCTAGAAATTTCCCTTAAAGTTGTATTAGCCAATCGTTTGGGCGTGGTCCCAATCACGTTTATTGGTAAAGCCGCTTAATAACCCCTTTAAAAACAAAGACCTTATACGATATTACGTAATTCATCACGCCTAAATCTTTATATTAGGCAGGAGTACTAGATTGGCGAAACCAGAAGTAAAAAGTTATGATCAGTTGTTAGGCGAAGCTTTAGCTGCGTTCATGGCTAAAATCGGCATAAATGATTTAAACCCTAATTCTACTACAGTAAGCCTGTTTTCAGCTAATGCTCAAATGACTTATAGAGCTACAGCTTCAGTTCTCCAAATTCTTAAAGATTTATCTGTTGATAGAGCTTCAGGCGACTTGCTTAAAAACTTAGCCCTTGAAGAAGGCGTAAAGCTTAGAACAGCTTCTCCTGCTTCTGATGTAGTAACTATAACTGATTCTAGCTTTGAAAAGCTTGCTACAAAAATTTATGCTGGTGCTCCAGCCCCAAATATTGGTTCAACTATTTTAAAAGTCAGCAACACAACTGGTTGGCCTGGTACTGGTTCGGTTTATGTAGGTCGCAATACACCTAACATTGAAGGCCCTATAGCTTACAGCTTAATTACTCCTGTAGGTGGATATTTTGAAATTACTTTAGTTGCTCCTACAGTAAAGTTTCATAATATTAGTGAGTCTGTTATTTTATCTCAAGGTGGAAATCGAAATATTCCAGGAAACACTTTAGTTAAAGCCCCTTCAGCTGGTGGAGCAGAAGATATTTCTTTTGCTACTAGTGAATCTGCTGTTCTTCTTGATGGAGAAAATGTAGTTACAGGCGTACGCGTAACTGCTCAACAAGTTGGGTCTTCAGGAAATGTACCTAGATTAGCTATTAAAGAATTTACTGTTGAACCTTTTACAGGCGCTACAGTAACTAACGAAGGACCATTTAAAAATGGTCGTGATGAAGAAACCGATGATGAGCTTCGCGCAAGAATTAAACGAGCAAAACTTACTCGCGGTTTGGGAAGTGCGTTAGCTGTAAAGAACGCTGTATTAGGCGCAACAGCCTTTGATGAAGCCTCTTCTGTAACTTCTAATGAAATTATAACTTCTGGTGGATTAACTAGATTGTATGTCGATGATGGAACAGGATATGAAAGAAAAACTGACGGTGTAGGCTTAGAGTTTATTGTTGATAGTGCTTTAGGTGGAGAAAATAATTTCCAACTGGCTACTGGTGGACGACAAACAGGAATAGCTAAAGCATATTTGATTACAGCCAATAGCCAGCCCTTCGTAATTAGTGGTGGAGAAAAGCTTGCTGTAAAAATTGGCGGCGTTTTATCTGAACATACTTTTGACGCAGTAGATTTTCAAGCTCCAGGTGCGGCTTCAGCTTATGAAATTGTAGCTTCTATTAATAGCAATTATACTTTAAGTTTTTCAGCAGCTACAGCAGATAATGGAACGCGAGTTACTATTTCTGCTAAAGAAGAGGCTAACGAAGATATTCAGGCCGTTGAACCTACAATAGGAACAAACGCTTCTGAGAATTTGGGTTTTCCTTCTAATGAAGTACAGACTTTAAGACTCTATAGAAACAGTTTGCCATTGTCTAAGAATGGAAGAAAAGCTTTTGTAATTAGTGCTCAACAGTCTGATTGGTCTCCTTCAATAGTAGCAGGTGACACTCTTATTATTTCTATTGATGATACTACTCCAATTACTTTTACTTTTACAGATCAAGAGTTTATTGATAATACTTCTTTTGTTACAGTAAGTCCCAATAATGATTTAGCTGCTTGGGTTACTGTTATGAATACTAAGCTCACTGGCTTAACAGCTTCAGTAGAAGGCCAATCTATTAAATTGACTTCTAATAGTGACGCTAGTAGCAGAGCAAAAATTAATATTTCAGCTTCTTCTACTTTAGTAGCTAAAGGCATGTTTACAGCTGCTATTGGTTTAACGGCTTCTGGCCTAGCAAGCGATTTTGAGTTTAGTAGAAATACTGGACAAATTAAATTAACCAGTCCATTAAATCCAGGCGACAGTCTAACAGCTGGAAGTAATTTTTCTGCTGCTAGACTTTTTTCTGATGATATTGTTGGCGCTACAGTTAGCTTTGGTAGCACTGGAAGCATGTGGATTTTAGTAGATGATATTTTTGCCTCTACAGTAGTTACAGGCGTGGTCTCTGGCACAGAAATTTCAGTTTCTAAACCAGCATCAAACATAGTAAGATATACTTCAAATATAGCTTCAGCTTTTAGTGACGTACAAGTTGGCGATTATGTAATTAATTGGTCAAAAGAATTGAATACTAGCAACCGCATTGAAGGCCGAGTTAGAGCAATTACAGCAACAACTCTAGATATAAAAGTTACAGCTTCAGAATTTGCTTCTGCTGTGGTTGAAGCAAATATACCCTACTTAGAAGGTTTCGTCATTATAAAAACTTCTGAAGTTCCTCAACGTATCAAAATTACAGCAGGAAACTATAATATAAATACTTTAGCTAGCTTGCTTAATCAACAGCTTGTTGGAGCTAAATTTTCTGTAGAAGAAGATTTAAGATTTGTTTTAACCACTGATTCTCTTGAAGAGAATAAAGGTGCTTTGCTTATAGCTACTTTAGAAGAGGAAGCTACTTCTATATCTTTCTTGCCTGGTCAATCTGATTATACAAAAATCAATCATACAGCAAGTTATGAGAGTGGCGCTTCTCTTGGTGAGTATCCAGCGTTTGCCCATTCATCTTTTTCTTCTGAATCTATTGCTTATCCTTCAGATTCTTTTTTAGCTTCTTTAACTAGCAACGATGATTTAGACGCTCTAGGCTATGACCCAAATATGATTGTTCGACCTTTACACCCTTATGGCAATATAGATGATGGGCAATCAGCTACAGAACAAGTAGTTCAACTTTCAGATATGGTTGGAACTGCATTAACTTTAGAAAATAGTGTTTTCTTTAAGAGAATAAGGGCAAATGATAGATACTTTCTAGCCTATCCTTTTGATTTTGGTTTTCAAGATAATATGGTTGTTGTTTTAGATGAAAATCCTAGCGAAAAAACTTTTGTTGTACCAATGTACAGAAGAGCTATAACAAACTCTACTATAGCTGCAAACTCTACTAGCTTTAATGCTTATGATACTGATAGCGGCCCGACAGCAGCTTTCTCTTCAGCTTTTGGAGCATCATTTAAATTTGATGATTATAAAGCTCTTATGAAAGCTAAATTTGTTATTAATCCAGCGGCTGCTCAAGACGCTTTGCTTTTTAGAGCAGCAGTGTGGGGCAAAAGTGGAGAGAGATACAATGTTGGTTATATATATCCTACTCAACCAAGCCAAGCAATAAATCATACAGTAACAGTAAATAAAGATACTGATATAAGAATCAGCTTAAAGAGTGGTTCTTCTATTATTACTTCTGTAGATGGCACTACTGAATGGAACGTAACTATAACTCCAAACACTCCAGTAGCAGGAGTAGATCAAGTAACCTATACATATTCTGGCACAGGCACTGCTCCAAACTTAGCTGCTCTAGTTGGTGGAGAATATGTAACAGTTAGTACTAATAGTGAGTTTGATGCTAAGAACGCAGGAACATTTAGAGTTAGCACTTTAGGTGGTTTTTTGCCTACTGCTACAAGCTTTACTGTTGCTCGAAAGAATGGTGATGCTTTAACGCAAACTAACGTTGCTACTCTTGTACCTAGTTCTGTTATCTTTTTTGATAAAGATGATACCTCTGCTGCTGAAATAAATACTTATGTAAACGCTAATCTCACAAACTGGGTTACTTCTACTATAATGAATGACGGCGGCTTAACAGGCGCTGGAATAATTTCTCTATCTACAGCAGACGCAACCAATCAGGTTTCTGAAGGTGAATATTTAAGAGATGGTTTAAATTGGATAGCTACAACTACTTTAGGCGGTTCTCCACAGTTTGTTTGGAAAAGAACTTTGACTTACCCTACTGGCACAGGATATGCTATCAATGCTGGAGAAGAAATACGATTAATTCCTACTACTGCTAAACAGATTTCAGAATTAGTAAATACATTATCAGTAAGTGGTATCTCTACTCTTGGCGCAGTTGTTCCTTCTAGAAGAGAACGTAGAGTTCAAATCTCTACTTCTGTATTAGGTTCTGATGGAGCAGTTCAAGTTGCTGGAGGAAGTGCTAGTGCTTTAGAAGCTGAAGTTGTTTCTAGCTCTTATATAGTAGATGATTTTTATACTCGTACAAATATTTCTGCTAGCCAAGGAACCCCTTTTATAAGCGGTCAACTTCTTAGATTAGCAGCAGAAAATTTTCAAGAAAAAAATACACAAATAAGTGATCTTACTACTGCTAGAGTAATACCGAACTATCCAAGCGTAGGAAAGAGTGCTATACAAATTAGCAATAGACAAATCAATCAAAGACTTTTTGGTAGCCCTAGGCTAGTGAGTCTAATCAATTCTAGAACATGGAAAATAGAACGTCAAGGTAAATTAGTTTGCGTAAGCTGGACTGGAGTTGGCGCTAGTCCTGCTCTTTATAAATCTGCTTCTTTTGGCTCTATAGCTAGCACATCTATGTCTATTACAAGAGTTTTTAGCTCAGACAATGTAGATTATAAAATTCTCGGTGGAGCAGCAAATTACCAAGAAGTAAATATTGGTGATAGAATTACTTTTGCAGGTTTCTTAACTGCTGAAAATAATGGTGATTTTTTAGTTACAGGAAAAAGCGTAGATTCGAAAACTATTAGAGTATTAAACTCTCAAGGTGTGTCAAATGATTTGACAGCTACTATAACTGTAACCAATAATGCAAACTTGGCTGGTGATAGTTTTACTCTCTCTGATGGTATATCTAGCGTTATTATTACAGAAGGCGTTGAGTTTGTTACTGGTGGAACTACAGCTATTACAGCAACAAATATAGCTACTGCAATTTCAGCTATTGCTGGATATTCAGCCACTGCTTTTGGTTCAGTAGTTACTATTATTAGAGTAAGCGATGGAAATATTTATTCTCTGTCATACACTGATGGCGGTACTGTTGGAGCTACAATAACGAGCTTTGTAGGCGAAACTATTGGCGGTGGAACAATGTCTTCTTCTTTGAGTCTTAAAGAGGGTGACAGTATTATAATGAAAGCTCCTTTTGATGTTTTAAATCAAGGAACTTTCAGATTAATTAGAACTTTTAATGATAGTTTTTATATTGAGAATGACAAAGCTATTGATGAAGAATTAGCTTTACCAGCCAATCCTATAGCTACTCTTGGTGACGCCACTACTAGATATAATTTTGTTAAAGCAGAATATACTAGAATGTCTTGGAACGGCGTAGGTACTGAACCTAGTTTAGGTTTAATCAAGCAGGGTGACGATCTTACTCTAACTGGTGCAGGTTCTAACAATGGTACTTTTAGAGTATTAAATGCTCAAGATAAACGTAAAGAAATTACTGATGTTATTTGTATACGCAGCCAAGATATCACTACAGGCGACTATTGGCTAATAGATTCTCCAACGACTGGATACTATGTTTGGTATAATAAGGCTGGTGGAGGAGGCGACCCATTAATAGGCGGTCGTACAGCTATACCTGTAGCTGTAGGTGCTGTTGATACTGCTGTTCAAAATGCTTTAGCTACTCAAATAGCTATAGATGCTTTAGCAGATTTTGTAGCTACAGTAAGCAGCACAAAAGTTAGAGTAACTAATGCAGCTTTCGGCCCAGCCACAGATGCTACAGAAGGCAATATGGATGCTAGCTTTTCTTTAAGCGTTTACCAACAAGGTCAAAATACTTTTGTTGAGTATGCTAACGCCAATTCTGTCAATGCTTCAGGTATCTTTCCTGTAGTTGTTACTGTAGATAGACCAACAATGTTGTTTTATGATTATGATAGTGCCGTTCCTGGTGATAAAGTTAGAATCAACGGTATATTTTTAGATACAGCAAATCAAGGCACACATTTAATTTCAGAAGTTTTAGATAGAGAAACTGTTGTTATAGACACTGGCTTAACTCTATTTGATTTTGCTTTATTAGGCGCAAACGAAAACGCCATGTTCTTAGAAGAAGGACAAAAATATTATGGCTATAAAGTTATTCATCAAATAAGCGTAGAGCCATCAAACTCTGAACAGCTTGTTTTAATTTTTGATACATCTGAACAGGCTGACAAAATTAATAATAGTGGAGTCGTAACAGTATCTACCCTTAACAAACTTTCTTATCCAATAATTTCTAAAAAGGGTTTAGATAGTTATCGCTATGACATCGGTATGCTTGCTGAAGTAAACAGAATAGTTTATGGAGACCCAAGAGATTCAGTTACTTATCCAGGCGTATCTGCTGCTGGAGCAGAAATTTTTCCTGATCCACCTTTAGTTCGTAGGGTTTTAGTTGGTATTGATGTACGTATTAATACAGGCATACCTTTTATTCAAATTACTGAACAAGTAAGAAACGCTGTAGCTGCTTTAATCGATTCTAACCCAATCGGCCAATCTATAGCTATAAGTAAGATAGTAGCTACGGTAGACGCTATTCCAGGAGTAAGGGCTTTGGCTATTAGTAGTCCACTATATAATAGTACTAATGATGTAATTGTCATTCAACCAAGTGAAAAGAGCTTAGTGATTAATCCTGCTACAGATATTTCTGTGTCACAAATCGGGAGTTAATGAGTGAGTCAAGACCCTAAAGAAGCAGCAAAAAAATTACTTAGAAAATTCTTGAATAAAGAAATTACTGGTATTAATACTGATGCTATTTTAGAAGGTTTAGCTGTTCCAGGTGGACATCTTATAAAGAACGTTCAAGCGGTAAATGATTCAATGTATATTGTTACTGCTGAAGGTCGTTATCTTGATCAACGCTTAGCTGATAGAGATTTTATTCGTCCAGGCTTGGTTGGTTTAGAGGATGATATTTTTCGTGAACTAGGTATAGCAGTAACAAATAGAAAACAAGTACGAGACTTAGTTAATAATATTTTAGAAGTTATTTATGGTATAGAATACACTCGTGGAACAGTTTCTTCTACAGAAGTTGAACCCTATGCCTTGAATGATGGTGATGATTTAATTTTACAAATGGATGATGGAACAACCGTCTCTGTAAATTTTGACACTTCTCAGTTTCAAAATATTTCTTCAGCTACTGCTCAAGAAGTTTCTGATGCTATAGTTCGAGAATTAAAAAAGAAAGGTATAGCTGGTTCAGCTAACCCTAGAGACGATGGTTCAGGCGCATACGTAGTAATATTTTCTCCAACTACTGGCCCTTCTTCCACTGTAAGAATAAAGGGTGGACGCGCACAACGCTATCTTAAATTTCCTACTATCCGACCAACTACAGGAGATGCTTCTACTCAATGGACTCTCTCGTTAGGCAATGGTGGAGTTATTCGAGCTACTTGGTCTGCTGGAAGTAACCCTACTACAGGAAAAGTAAATTCAGGCGACTATATGGTTATTACTGGTACTGGCTTTAACACAAATAATCGAGGAACTTTTAATATTCTTAAAGCTGTTGGTGGTTTGGTTGGAGATGCTTACGTAGAGTTTATTAATCCATTAGGAGTTTCTGAAGTTGTTGTTCAAGGTAACGCAGATAACGTTCTATTCTTTGAACCTACGCGCTTTACTTTAAACAGTAATTTTAATTTTGCAGCAGCCTATCAAACTAAAACTAGTACTCTTGAAATATTTATGCCTGCTATCACGCGAGTTGTTAGACGTCAACCAGAAGGTTCAGCACATTTAAAAGATGATGCTCTGCCTTTAGGTGAACCAAGCGTTGATGGTGGATTTTATTTATGGGATATTACTAAAGGCTATACTATAACTAAAGATAGCTGCTTAAATACTCAACCTATAAATGGTTTGACAGAAAGTTTAGTTTTTGTAGATAATAGTTCTTCCATACCAGACACGCAAGGATACTTGTGTATAGCTTTTGGAACTGCTAAAGAGGAAGGCCCTGTTCCTTATATAGCTGTGCCTTCTTCAAACACAATTATGATTAGTCCTAGCTATAGATTTAAAAATTCTCATGCTATTGGAACAGATATTTCTCTTATAGGTTTAAATTCTCCTTATCAACCAAGCAAGATTGGCCTAGACTATCCAATGTATATTACTGATATTGTTAGTGGCAGACTCTATGCTGAAGATTTAATTAATTCAGTAGTAGCTACAGGAATAAACGTTATTATTTATATTCTCTATCCCTCAGATCAAGGCTTAGGTGGATGGGGGACTTTAGGCTCAGAAAAAACCACTGTGTGGGGTATCTAAATGATAATTTATAGAATTAAAAATCTTATAAATGGCAAAATTTATATTGGGCAAACTACTTTAACTCTCTTTAATAAAGAAAATAATGAAAAATTAAAATTTTCTTATTATGGAGTTAGTGATGTCTAACGTAATATTAACAGGGGCTTCGGTTTTCATTTATCTAAATAATAAATTATATGGCCCAGCACAGTCTATTTCTTATACCATAGATAGTCAAGATCAAGAGATTTATGGAGTGGACGCTTTTTATCCTCAAGAAATAGCTCCTTCAAGAGGCTCTGTTACTGGTTCAATTTCTGGTTTGAGAGTTAGAAACTCAGGCGGCTTAGTAGCTCTTGGTTTAAGAATGCCAGCAGCCAGCCCCTTATCAGGAAACTACGTATCTATACGCATTAGAGATAGGTCTACTGGAGAAGATATTATTTTTATTCAGCAAGCTAGAATTACTAATGAGCAAAATCAAGTGGCTGCAAAAGGTACGTACAAACTTAGTTTTTCTTTTAAAGGTATAATGGCTATTCAGTCTTCCGATCGGAAGTAGATTTACCATAAGTCATAACCCACGATTCTATGGTTGATAAGCTTACTGGTGCATAATTATTAGCAACAACCCCAACGTCAAATTGTTTTCCTAATATTTTTTGGCTTTGAGGCTTATCTGGTCTACTGTGAATATGACCATGCAATAAAAAATTTCCATCATCCTTTATAGCAGATCTTCTATGTTTTTCTCTAGATTCACCATGCCAATTATCTTCGCCTGAACCAGCACCAGTCATGCCTGAAGTATTTTCTCGATGAACCCCAAGATATGGGCAATGAGTCATATTTATCCTATGATCACCAATATAAATAGCAGCTACATAGGTTACTACATCAAAACCCACATTGTACATTGTAGTTATGCCTTTATCATGATTACCCAGAACTAAAACTTTAGTACCATTAAGGCGCTTAATAACTTTGGCCATAACTTCTGTTTGATTACCAATGTCACCTAAAAAGTAGCATATACCACTTTCTGGAACTGTACTGTTATATCTAGTTATAAGCGTTTCGTGCATGTGCGTTAAATCACGAAAAGGCCTTTTATCAAAAACTAAAGACTTTTCATGACCCAAATGCCAGTCACTAGTAAAGAAGGTTGGTTTAATATTCATTATAGCTTTCTATAATTCTTTAAGAGCTATATTAACAAGCTCAGTTGGAGCTACTTTGTTTTCAGCTGCATAAGCAACAAACTCACGCAGAATATTATCTTTTTCATCTTTAGCCACTTTTAAAAACTCTAAAGGAACAGTATTCAGAGTACCATTTTCATATAAAACAATGGCCTTGGTTTCTGTAATAGAGATACCATCTAAAAGTGTGCTACCTATAGAAAAACCTTGAAAATATCCATTCTCTAAAGTCCCTATTCTTGAAACTTCTACCTTGGCTCCATAACTAAGTCTCATTTTCTTCTCCTTTTTCTTTAACTTCACCAGCTTCTGTAATGCCTTCTACTTCTTTAGTATAGGGTTTCATAGCTGTACGGTGTCCACAGCTAGGAGTTACGCATTTTCTATAGTAACATATACCTTTTATCGGATGATCGTATATCATTAGTCGTAAATAGTCCTTCCCACAAGAATGACAATTCCATTTTTTCTTAAGCTTTTCAAGGCTTTGCCCCTTGCGCTCCTGAACTTCTTCTTTTTGCTGTTTATCTACTAATTCTCGTAAATTCTGGAAACGAGTATAATCGATACGTTTCAATTGCTTACGAAGAGCACTTATATCCTTTTTTAGGCGACTATTTTCGTGTCGAACTCTTTGTAATTCATCATACTCTCTGTCACCTTTATTGATTTTTCCTGATTTTCCCAGATTTTCCTCGCTTTGTATGCGTCCTGATGTATGTGCCGTATATATTAAAGATTTTTAGGTGCCCTTTTCTTGTCCAAACTATGGCTTCTTTATCGCTTAAAGTTTGAACGTAACCTCTATCACCTTCATGTTCTATTAAATCACCTATTTTTAATCGCATTTTTCACCCATTTGGTCAAGAGAATCAAAAACCCAATCAGATACAATTTGCGATTTATCATTTTTGTAGGCTTCAATTTCAGCCCATTCAAAAGTTCTCTCACTCTGGCATTTTCCATAGTGAACAACCATAGTTTGTTTGCCTAAAACCTTACCTTTCTCAGCCTGATAGAAAGAAATGTCAACTTTATCCATATCATAGCCAAACGCTTGAAAAGATAAGAAAAATATCAAAATTGCTAATTTTTTCATAAAACCTCCTACGTTTAATATATATCGATTTTGCTGCAATAGGTAAAAAATTTTAAAAATAAATGCATGATTCTATACGATATAAAGAAAAATGCCAAGACCAAATCTTATAAGTATGGATTCAGGAGTAATTAATGGCTATTAGACGTTCAGGAAATTGGGTTTCACAATTACGCGTAGACGTACCTGACATGCGTTCTCTTGAGAGTGCTGTAAGAAGCGACTTTGATGAACTTATTGAGAGTGTAGTTACAGGTGAAAATTTAAGTTACGTTATTCGTGGCTTCGAACTCAACATGGTTGGAGCCAATGGTAACTCAGCCAATGGCTTGTCTGTTATTGTTTCTGACTCTTCTATTCTTCATACTACAAGTTTAATTTCAGGTACTATTTTAAAAGTAGCTGCTGGTACTCCTGTAGAGATTCTTAGCTCAACTATTAATAATAAAGTTATAGGTGGATTTTCACCAAGCAGCACAAACTATATAAGTATAGATTTTAGTCGTGCAGCAGACGTTTCTACTCAAGCTCCAAGAGCTATCTGGGACCCAACAAATAAAATAGAAACTTCTAAAGTATTGCCTGTAGCAGAATTGATGACTTATAATTTTAAGATCACTACTACTGGCTTTGCAGCTGATACTCTTCCTTTAGCTATAGTACAGACCGATGCAGCAAATAACGTTACTTCTATTACTGATCGTAGACCAATGCTCTTCAGACTTGGTACGGCTGGTTTTTCTGCTCCAAACCCTACTTACAAGTATCCTTGGACAAATCAACCTGAAGGTCGAACTGAAAATCCACCAACATCTACTTCTAGTCAAAACCCTTTTCGTGGTGGAGACAAACAGTTTAAATCTCAGAAAGAATGGATGGACGCTGTTATGTCTATCGTTCAAGAAATTACTGGTGGAATATACTGGTATTCTCTTGGCGTAGGCGGCTCTATAGCAAGTATTCGTAGCGATGGTATTAATACTGTTGTTACAGGTCGAGCTACTATTACTCATGATGATTTAACTCCAGGAAAATTAAACTGGAACTATCCAATACAAAGCCGCCTGATAGGTAGCCGATTAACTTATACTCTTAATGCTAACACTGCTGGTACAAACGTTGTTTTAACTGATAAGCAAGTAGCTTATCTTACTCTTGTAAGAGACGTAGACGTTACTCCTAACCTTATTTTTACTAACTCTTCAGCTGTAGTAACTTCTGTTGGTGCCATAGCTTGGACTACAGATTTAGTGGCTGGTGATTATTTAAAAATCAATGGCGTAGGAGACGAAGGTAATTATGAAATTTTATCTGTAGACTCAGCCTCTCAAGTAACTTTATCTACTCCTTATGCTGGAGCTTCTACTGGTCCTTCAGGAAGCAAAGCTAAATATTCTTTTGGTATATATAGTGCTGTAGCTTCTCCTCTAACTGATAGACATTTGCGCTTTGCTCTTAGAGAACAAGTGCCAATATCAGCAAACATGTATTGGGTATTTTTCCGAGACGATAATGGTGGTTCAGTACCTAAAGTTTATACGCGATTTAAATCTGGTGAAATCGAGCAAGGTGAAAGCCAACAAATATCTGACAACACAGCTTTAGAGCTTTTACAGTTTGTTGGTTCTACTGCTGAAGCCGATAGCGAACCAGCATATACTTCAAACAATTATGTTACTGATGGAACTAGCCTCGTAGCTGGTATTTCAGATCTTGACGCTGCTGCTGGAGCTTCTGCTATTGTTTCACGCCAAGATCGAAGCTCTAAAGTTATCGAAGGTGGAGTTTGGAGTTTAATAAACAATGCTGGTACTTATGAGCTTACTTTAAGTGCTGACGCTTATGCTCAAGTTCCTGGTTTAACAAACGTTAGAAATACTATTTTAGCTCAAACTATCTTTTTACCAAACGCTTCTAGCGTAGCTTATATAGAACTAAATAGAGTTGCTGGTGCAGCTTCAAACAGAACTGTTACAGTAGCAGACGTAAATGCAGTAGTAGCCACAGACAATACAGTAATTATAGCTCGCAGAGTGTCTACAGGCGTAACTGTAGGTATGAAAAGCTTCTTACTTAAGCCAGGAGAATATCTTGAGCTTGATGGAGCTTTGGCAGACATCAATCGCAGACTTACTCAACTTAAACTTCACAAACATGAATCAGCAGTAAATAAAGCGCGTATTTTAGGCGCAGACTTTACTCAATTAGACGCAGATATTTTGAGCCAAGTTGTTGGCGAATTTATTTTATCTTTCACAGGCGCAGTAATAAACTTCACTTCAGGCGCAGTTCTTAAAGAAGATGACGCTACAGCTTTAGGAGTGAATTTTACTCCTTTCACTATTCCAGTAGGTCAATACTATTGGTATGGCGTATCTCTTATACCAAGCAACGTTTTAGTTGATAATCGACAAGAAGCTCAAGTACAGATTGATTTTGCTGATTCAGCTAACGCTGTTCAAGCAAGTGCTCCAATCCCAGTTATTACAGGTGACATTAAGCTTGGAGCAATTCAAGTACAAAACATTGCTGGAGTAATTACTATAGTTCAAACTCGCAGACTTGGTGTAGGTTCAGGTTCTGGAAGTGGTTCAGGAGATGCTAGTTTACTAGACACCCTCCAACGTGATCGCTTTGTAGCTAATTCTTTTGAATATCTTGAACAGAATATTTTTCGACGAGATAAAGCTACTAAAATTCATATCTCTTCTACTGGAGCTTATAGCCCAGCTAAAAGAGCTTTTGCTTTCTCGGCTATTGGTCAAACAATGGTTTCTCTTGAAAGCTTAGATGATACATTTTTAGATCAAGGCGTAGAAGTAACTGAAGCTGAACTAATGTTCACTTATTTAGCTGGCTTTTCAGACCCAGCAGCCGTTTATCAATTGTCTCGTGATGGAGGCTTTGAATGGCAAACTGTATCTATGGCTGCTGTTGGAGCAAATACCTTTAGAGGCTATCATACTTTTACAGATGAAGTTACTCCTCAGTCTTTGCAAACTGTCGCAGCTACAGGCATTGGACAAACTCTAAACGCCACTACTCGCCAAGAGTTGGCTAGCAAGTTTACTAACACAGCTACTTCAACTTTGCGTACTGCTCCTTTACAATTAAATTATGGTGGAGTTGGAACTGGCTTAGTTACTTTAAGGCTAGTTAAAGACAATGGTGGAAATCCTTCTGTCTTGGTTGAAGATATTCTTTCTGAGTCAGACGCTAAAACTATTAGCGCCGTTGGTTTAGGTGGAACAGGAAATATAACTGTATCTTTTAATATGCCTGACGTTGTTTTGACTGCAGGAACTTATCATTTTGTTTTAGTTACTGACGCAGCTTATAAAGCTGGCACATTAGATTTATCTTGGAGAAGCGGCGTAGGAACCGATGGAGCCACTTTTGATGGTACTTTTTGGTCTGCTGGAGCTTCTTCTAAAGCTTTTGTAGCTTCAGGAAGAGCCTTAAACTTACGAGTTAAAGTAATCTCTAGCGTAGGCACTTCTTTTGCAGAAGGTTACGGCGTATATTATGGACTTAATAATGGTGTAACTTCAGCTAATGGTGAAAAGCGTTTTCAAAAATTCTATTTCACAGGCGACTCAAACACTACTG